CGGAACAAAACGCCTTGCCCCCATCCACAATGTAATGGGAAATTCATGCAGCCCTCGCGAGTCATCAAGGACAAAGAGACTGGGGAAGATAAGTTGCTTCCCGCCCGCGAAATAAAGTGTGGTTTTCTTCACGAAAAAGGAAAGGAAAAAGTCAGGTTTGCTCCTACTGGAAATAAAATCCAAAAGGAGTGTCTGGTCGTCGAACCAGATACCGGCTATGAGTACATTCGTGCCGAAAGTCTTGTCCAGGGAGCATTTGTGCTCCCTCCCACCGTTAGTCCAACGAAAGCATTGGTGGTTAATAGGCCTACTCCTAAAGGAGGAATTTCTAACGGTAATGCTTTTATGGTTTTTGGAAATATTGTTTCCGCGAGCCATGTTGCACCTCTTGGAGAGTTGGAGTTACTTAGACCGTCTTCTGATGTTTATGACTTTAATATTGTCCGTCCTGGTGGTAATATACCAGGTCCTTACGGATTAGTCGAGACTAAAGGAGATTTCAGAAAATACAAGGAGTATGATATGATTCTTGCCGATAAGAGCAAGACGGGACTCCAAATCTCTAGCTACACACCAGCCATTCCTCGCGAAGGGGAGTTGGTCACGATCGCCGCATGGGACCTTACTAATCCTAAGGAACCGAAGTGGTGGTTGAGCACAGGGAACGTATCCCCCTTAACAAAGGAGTATGCCCACTTGAAGGGCCACTTGTGTGCTGACTACTCCAGTAAACCTGGAATGAGTGGAGCGGCTATTTTCAACCAACAAGGAAATGTGGTTGGAATGCATACGCATGGAAAAGATAAATATGCGGATGTAAACGCTTTCCTCGCCTTCGATCAACAGATGGTGACGGATTTTGGGCGTGGGGGGTGGACCAACACCCCTTAAGGAACCTATTTCCCCCCCTTACTCAGAGGCCCAGCTTTGAGTTTAAGGGGAGACAATTCGCGCAACATGTAGCAAACTATGGTAGGGGGTCGCAAAAAACGTTTACCCAGACCAGAACCCGTGTCTTTCGAGACGCCATAGTTGCTGCATGGTTCGAAAATAAACTGGGAGGAACAATACCAATGGCGTTTGGTATAGTTCAGGCCACACTAGGCAATGTCCAGAAAGAGCTGGACAAATCTGATCGTCGTGCAGTTTATGAAATTTCTGCCGATGAAGAAATGGAGGCACTTACACTTGTGAACAAAATGTTCGAAAAGTACAAGGGTAAGTTTAGGAGAATACCCTGGGAGGCGTCATTATTGGATATGACGGCGTCTGCAGGTTTTCCTTATCGATGTGACAAGTTCGATGCCCTTCATGAATATTCACCTTACTTTCATTGGTATTGTGATTTAAAAAATTTATCGAGGCCCCCACCGGTTTTCACTAATAATCCAAAAAATGAGTATCTCACACTAGAACAAATACTAGGAGATAAAATTAGGATATTTAGGAACCCACCAATAGAATACATACTCTTGGAAAAAATGTATTATCAGGAGCAGGAGGAATACTTGATGCAAGACAGCTTCAATACTTGGAGTGCACTAGGCTTCACCAAGGAATATGGTGGATGGAATTCTTTCATTCGACACCTCCGCTTTTCTAGAAGGCATCCTGGACGAGTAAGAAATTATATTCGTTGGGATGTGGAACGGTGGGACAAACAATATGGTCCCGAACATGAGAATGTTTGTGTTAAAATACGACTACCCTGGTTTAGTACCCTTGATAGTCTCGACATTGCCAATATAATATGGCTTGCCGAACAAGCATCTGTCTCAGTTGAAATACTACCAAATGGAGAAGTTATCCTAACTTCAATTGCTCAGAAGAGTGGAAGGTTGCTGACAAGCAGTAACAACACGCTGATGCATATTTTCATTTTGTGCTATCATTATACTAGAATGTGTCATAAATATGGCATATCTCCCAGCTTCGAACACATGCTTGACACAATGATTGTCGCCATCTATTCAGATGATGCTCAGTGTGCTTCGGATTTTGCAGAAGAATTCCTCAAAGAGGACGATTTGCGGGAGTCCTACTCAAAGTTTGGATTTGGTATAAAGGAGTACCATTGCAGTAGTAACATTTTTGAGATTCATTTCTTGGGTTGTTACAATGCTCGGTGGCACGATTTGTACGTACCGATGTATGATGAAGAAAGGATGCTTTTTGCAATGTGTTATACAGGCGGAAAACTTTCTGTCCGTGAACGCACGCAACGGATTTCTGGCTTGGCTCATAACCTTGCTTTTAGTCCTAAGTACGCACACTTAGTTGTGGAACTAAGTAAGACCTTACAGAATGATGGGCAGTGGGTCGGGGCACCAGTTCTCTCACTTGAGGACTTAAAGGTGGCCTACGCACCCGCGGGAATGCTAGCTAGCGAATACAGGGGCCCATTGAACACTTTAGGGGGCTCAGTGCGACCAGAAAACTTAATCTGGAGCGAACATACGAAGAAAAGCTTGCCAATCAACTCTTCGAAAGACTTAATAGTTGTCTTGAAATCTTGTACGATCCCCCCAGGAATACTAACGCCCGGGAGAGAATATACAAAGAACTTAAAATTGTTTGTCAGCTGCTCAATTGCATTGAAAGCGAACGGAGAATACTCCTACTTGAACAGAGGAAAGAACAGATACAAGAAGCACTCAAACACCTACAACGTTTTTATCAAGATGAGTTCCTCGGGAAGGAAAAAGAACGGGAAGGCCAAGAAATACAAGAATCTTCCCCCTCCTGTTGTGGAAATAATCCGCCCAATAATTCGCCCGAAACGGGGTGTCCGCCAAAATCAGAAAATTGGCAAAATGGGACCGAAGGTCAAAGCGATCAAGAAACGAACGCAAGGAATGATGAATCATTACCTCAAAACGCTCCTTCTCCCAGAACTGTATGGGGGGGTCAGGTACCCAGACGGTTATACAACCCATACAGCAATGTCAAAGCTAATCCTTGAACAGGAAATCTTTTTCTTTCCAACTGGGAGCGTGGTTGAGCCAGCCGGAGCATATTACTTAATATGGCGTCCGAGTTTGGTCCATCCATTGTGGATTTATCAGGTTTATGCTAACGGTAGCTATTCCCCAAATTTCTGCCTCGAAGAACAAAATTCGAGGTTTGGAATTTGGCCGTTGGTCTCGGGCACACTTTGCCCGCAGATACAGGAGAAGCAAATGCTTCTCCAAAATGGGATTGTCTATAACTTGAGAATGGGAAAAAATTATTCTACGACTGACTATGTTGAAGACCCGTATCTCGGTTTGGACACACAAGGAAACAATTTTTATGGTCACACCTTCTCAGGTGGAACAGTGGCTACCATATACTGGAATGCTTTAATCACCGGTCAAATAGGTGCGGGTGACACTCTAGTAGTAACTGCGACCAATGGCACTGCAACAATTACAAGTTCCGTTACTCTCACTGCGGGCCAAACCGTCGTGGGTGGTACGCTTGTTATTACTTCATTGATGATTGTGGATGCTATAAATTTCGGAACAGGGGGGCTCGCAATAGGGCGCCCTGGTATCGGTTTTAGGATTAAGTACAATAGTATTACTGCAGGCACTTTTGTTGCTGTTTTAAACTCAATTTGCTTTAATTCCTATTTTACCGGTGGAAACGGAAATGAAATTGGCCTTGTGCCTTATGACTTCCCGGACATGCAACAGCTTGTGCAAAAGCTCACGGTTTACAGACCGGTTAGCTCAAGTGCCTGGGCAGCCTTTGAGGGCAGTACCCTAAACGATGGCGGGCAACACACCTGCTTGATGTATAGGGGAGGAGAACATCCCAACGTATGCCAAATCTATAATTACTCACAGATTTCGCAAGTTGATGGATCTTATGAAGATAAGATTAATAAGGGGTCATATCAGTTTTGGACTCCAGTGAGTACTCGCGATACTCAAATGCGCGAGCCGGTCAACTCAAGTGAGTGGACCCACCCTTACATGGTGATAGCAGGAAGTGTTCAAACTACAACAAACAACATGAACCCGTTGCGTTTACGTGGTGTTTCCAATATGGAATTCTGCTCACCTTCACAATTGTGGTCGTATGGAACCAATGTACCTAATAAGAGGGCAATTGATGAAGCAACACTTGTTCTCAGAGACGTGCCCACTAGCATGTCAAATGATAGTCACCTTGAAAATATTTGGAACTGGCTAAAAGGCTCAGCGAAGAAAGTGAAATCATTCTGGGACGATAATCAAGGATGGATTGGTCCTCTAGCGTACGGTGCTAAAGCAGCTGCCGGTGCGTTAATGTCAATCTGACAGGAGGGTGCGGCTGACTTTCTCGAAAGTCAAGTCGCTGATAGAGGATCTACCTACGACGTAGTGTACCACAAAGGTACTGGAAGTTTGTTAACTCAAGCTAACCAGCGAACACACGACGCATGGAAGTATGCGCATAAACATGCCCATTAGAACCAAAGTTCCGAGCTCCATACCTACGGGGAAATTAAAGCGAAGCCTGAGGTGCCT